GTTATCTCTTTTGTAGCTATCAGTGATATGTACATAACCAACTGCTTTGTTAGCTGCGTCAAGAGCAATAAATTTTACTGTACCTTGAATAGCTGGTCCAAATTTAACAACTGCTGTTAGTTTTTCTCCAGATGCTAAAGTACCTGTTAGTGGTACATATCTCATCATAGAAGATGAATAATAAGGATCCATTGGAGTAACCACTCCGTTAGCTCCACTGATGATACCAGCGTCGTCTATTGTTGAAGGATATCCAAATAATTCGTCTCCTCTATTTGAGAGACCTTTAGAATGACTTTTTTTGTATGCCATGTAAAAGATTGGAGACTGTGGAGTTGGCATAGCTTGTACTCCCACTAGTTCTGCTCCTACCAAAGTAGGAATTGCTCTACGAATAAGACCTAAAAGAGCTAAGTTAACCCCTTTAAAGTTGTTAGTAGAGATTCTTTCTTCTGCGATAAGAGAAGGATTTGATTGAAGGTGTTGCATATAGTTTTCAAGTAAGATAGCTGTAGTTTTAGCCATGTGCTCATCTGCAATTCCGCCGTCAGCACTAAGTGCTTTGTCCCATTTTTGTAAAAGACCTTCTTCGTATTGTTGTCTTTGTTCGAGTGCTTCGTTAAATATCATTTTTGATAACTCCTATTTTTTTCCAAACACAGATTCGATAATTGCATCTTCTACTGTGTTAAATTTTTTATTTTCTTTTTTACTTTCAATTGTATTACTTTCAAATATTACATTTTGTCTATCTTCTGATTCTTCTTGATAAACATCTTGTTCCATATCTTCGAAATCGTCATCTTCGTCTTCATCTAGTCTGTCTAAATAATCTTCGTCATCCATAAAAGAATTGATTTCTTCATTGTCGCTGAAATCATCATCGAAACCGTCGAAATCTTCATCGTTTTCTTCACTTTCGTTATATTCATCCATATCTTCGCTATCTTCTTTATCTTCATCTAGATTCTGTAAAGAACCTTTGATATTAAATAATTCCATAGCTAGATTATATCTTTCAAAAATTTCATCGATATTTTTAGCTTTCTCAATGTAATTTTTAACTATTTTCATTTCTTTAGCAGGCAAATCGCTTACTAAGTCTTCAATAGTTTGGTCTCTTTCAGAGACTTCTTTTTCTTCGTTTAATGATTCCAATTCTGCTTTTAAGAAATCAACTTGTTTTCTTAAAGAATGTTCTGTTTCGCTTTCGTTAATCAAATAAGGCTTAATTTGATGTTTAAAACTTTCATAAATTTTAAACTCATCAGAAGCTAATAAATCTTGTCTAACTTTTTCTTCTAATGTTGGGTATAAGTCCTCTATAATTTGTGCCATTTTTTCTGAATGTTCAGTTATTACATCTTGGTTGAACATGTCAAATGCTTTAGAACTATCTTCCACAAAAAGTCCAAACGCCTGTTTTGAATCTTCTTCAAACAACTCAAAAGCCTTCTGACTATCACCTTCAAAAGCTTCAAAAGCTAATTCAGCATCTTTTTCAAATGCTTCAAAAGCTAATTCAGCATCTTTTTCGAAAAGTGCAAATGCTTTTTCTGTGTCTGATTTATAAGCTTCAAATGCCATTTCACTTTCTTTCTTAAAAAGTTCAAAAGCTTTTTCTGCCTCAGATGCCTTTATATATCCATTTTTTTCTGGACTAAAAGCTGATTCATATTTAATTTTAATTTTTTTCTCGATTGATCGAGAATATTCCTCAAAAAAATTGTTTAGGGCTTGGGCCTGATCTTCGTTAATTTCAATATTTGAAAATACTTCTTTAAATTTTTCAAGCATTTAATATTGCCCTCCTTTTTTATATTTTAACCATTTTATTTTTTTTATATTTTTTTTTTAAATTATACAAATTTTTCTATTACATTCCAAAGATTTTTTTTGTAACCTTTCGCACTATGCTTGTAATACTCAACTTCTTCATTAATAGCCGCTGATAATCTAGCGTTATAAGTGGAAGGATCACTCACAATGTCATATGTTACAATTTTAATATCATCAGGCACAATCAACATACCATTAGTACCAGCAGTAGGTTTACTACCAAGAGCACGACTTGAAATACCAGGACAAATACCTGATTCAACTAAGCTTTTTAAAGTTGCTCCCAATGGATTACCTTCCAATATCTCTGCTCTACCAACCACTTGATTGCCAGCCATTTTTACTTCTTTAATTACTATGCAAGATCTCTCATACATAACTTTACTAGCTCTCTGTGCCGCACCAGCAGGATCTTTCGCATCCACAGTTGGATGTTCCATTTCACCGATAATACCACCCTCATTTTTAATTCTACCAACCATTGCCATGGTTTCTCTTTCAAGAATTGGACGAGGATAACATCTATGATTTCTGTTTTCTTTCTCAGCTTCTTGAAAAAGACCTTCAAGAAGTGTTACACGTTTCTGTATGCCATTTACTTCATAAATGGCTTGTTTTACATCCAGATCTTTGAAAACTACTGCTTCACTTAAATATACTTGATTCATGTTATTTTACCTTTATAGTGCTAAACTTGAAAAAACATCGTTTCTGCCGTATGCCGAAGGAGAAAATGCCATTCCTTTCTCTGCATCATTAAAAGATGCACTATTGTCTTTACCATATCTATCATTAAATGTTTTAATAATATTAACTATAACTGAATCATCAATCATGTCTTTTCTTTGCATATAGTCAAGAGCATTACGCATTACAAATAACATTCTGTAATTCTCAGGATCATCTCCAGCAGAAGATAATTTACTAATAGCATAATTAAGCTCTTCCATTAATTTAATTATATCTTCTTTGTTGAAAGAATTAAAATTAACTTTCAAAAACTTAAGATTTCTATCTGGAAATCTTGGATCTTCGCTTGCTAACTGTGAAAAACCTGCTGATCCCATAGAAAATTTACCTTCGGTGTTGGTATCAAAAGCTTCCAACATTGGATATAGTTCTTCAAGTAAACCATCAACTTTTTTATTCATTTCATTAATTGAAAAATCAAGATTATGTTTTTTCTTAATTACCAATAAATTTTTCAAGATTTTTGTTTTAATATTATTTTTATTTGCAAAGTCAATACCCTCAAATAATTCATTAGCAGGTATTTCTGTATTTTCAAAAGCTTCATTTACTTTACCAACTATTTCCATAGCTTTTGAATATTCATTTTCTATAAATGAGAAAAACTTTTTAGAGTTATTAATTTTATCTTCATAAAGAGTAGTCAAATAAACTGGATCAATCATGAATTCTTTTTTGATTTCATCATTTTCATTAAACATATAGCCATTAGCCATAAATGCTTCTTTTTCTTTTTCATATTTGCTTAATGATTCAGAAAACAAAGATAAAATTTTTGATTCTTTTTGTGTTGATTTCTCAGAAGATTCTTCAAAACGATAATTGGAACTTTTTTCTTTAGCTTTAAAACTATAAGAAAGAATTTTATTTCTTAACATTTCCATATCAATTTCTTCTGTCAAAATTTCTTTTGCGATGTCAGTTAGTTTTCCATTTTCTCCGTAAAAAGCATCAGTACTTTCTTCAATTAGTTCTTCATCAGATTCGTCATCAATAGATTCTTCACCAACTATTTTTGCTTTTTTACCATCAAAGACAGTTACACCTTCCATAACTGTAAATGGAACTTCCCACAAAACTTCATTTTCAATATTTTTTACAATAACTGCATCTTTAGCCGCCATTGAATAAAACTCAGCGTCTTCAAAAAATTCAATAGAATTCTTAATTGCTTCAATTTTTTTAAAATCCATATTCTTACCTTTAATAATTTTTTAATTTTTTATAAAAACATTTCCAATAATATATTTTCAAAAAAAAATATATTCACAATCTTTTTTTTAAAAAAATAAAAATTAAATCTAAACAAAATTATTTTTTAAAAAATAAATCAATGACACTCTTACAATTATATTTAGAAAAAACACAATATTCTCCTAAAAAATATTATGCTGGTCTCTCTCCAAAAGATAAGAAAAAAAGACTAGCATGGTTCAAAAAGAAAAGAAAGAAATTTGAAAAAAATGATTACAGTGTCTATCGTGAAAAAGGTCCAGGACAAAATAAAAAAACAAAACTTTCAAACTATACAAAATGGTCACATGAGAAATATGGCAAATGTTCTCTTAAAGAGTTGGCAGATAAGAGTGGTTTTAGTTATCAAAAATTAAAAGAGGTTTACAAAAGAGGAGTTGGAGCTTGGACGAGTGGCCATAGACCTGGTGCCAATCCGCAACAATGGGGTATGGCTCGCGTTCATGCTTTCCTTTACAAAATTAAAAACAATAAAAAATTAAATCATGACACAGATTTAACTTAAAATTATTTTGGTAAAAAAAGCACGTTAGTATTGTTACTTTTTTTAATTAAATTTTTAATTTTTTCTTTTGTTTTTTTAGCTTTTTGTTCTGTGCCATAATAAATTGTATTTGCTTTATTAATTATTTCTATAACTTGTTCTTCAATATCTTCTTTAGTTAATTCTTTTTTATTGTGTTTATTTAAATTAACTTTTGTGTTTAATAAATCATGTAACGATTTTTTATCAATCCATATAAAACTATATTCAGAAAGTAAATCTTTATATTCAAGAGCCTTTTTATTTTTTTCTGATATTTTTTCTTTTTTGCCTTCATTAAGGATTTGAATCTTGTTTAAATAATCTTTGAATTTATTCATTTTTTCTTTTTCTTGCCTTTTTTCTTGGCTTCAGCTTGTTTTTTAAAAAAAAGTTTTTTTGATACATTATATGCAATAGCTATAGCTCTGCCCATTGGCCATTCTGGATTTTTTTTCATTAAACTTTCTTTAACTGCAATAAATTTGTCTCTAAAATTTTTAGGGTTAAAATTGTATTTTTTTGCAAAATTAGTGGCACCTTTCCACAATTTACTGCCTTCTTCAAATTCATTGTAGATTTTTAATTCTTCCATATAGTATTCAAATTTATTTTTCATATTATTTTCTCTTTATTTTTTTAATATACAATTCTAATTTTTTAGACAGATTTAACATATTATCTTTTACCAAGTATGACATACCGCCTGCTTGTTTAAACTCATCACAGTTTGATTTGGTATCATCTATCAGAATCGTATTTTTCATTGCATAATTCTTTTTTAATGTTCTGCCTGCAACAAAGTTATAGCGATCAAAATGGATATCGATTTCGTTTTTATATTTACTCAACCAATTTATTTTTTGTTGTTCTACTTTATGGTGATTTAATGGATTACCTGTGGAACCTAAAATCTCTATTCTCACCTCTGGATATTTTTGTTTTATTTCTTTTAGCGATTTACTTAATATGGCAACTTGTGACATCACTTCAAGTTTTTCAAAATATTTATGTTCAATAAATATTTCCCAATAACTGTTTTTTATTTCTTGTCTTTGTTGAGGTGAAACCAAGGTTTCATTTTTATGAAAAATATTTTCTAATATTTGTATTTTTTCTTTTTTAGATAATGTACTTAAACTGTTTTTACCAGAAAAAATTTTATCAAGATTTTTATTAATAAAATCTTTTTGTCCCATTTTTAGATCTGCTAAAACTCCATCCATATCTATATAAATAACTATTGGAGAAGTCACTGACTCCATGTAATGTTTATAAAAATAACTCATAAAAATATATTTTTGTTAATTCTTATTTTCATTCATAATAAAAAATAAAATATGGCATTTATAAAAAAAATTAAAGAATTATCATTTATTAATGAAATAACCTCTAAACAAGAAATTGGAGATATTTCTCCGATTATAAATAATTTAGCAGAAATAAAAAAACTTCTTGACACTGAAAAAAGAAAATTTATTTTTAATAGTAAAGAAATAGATTTGGATAAAATATCTGAAGGTGATTTTACTAATTTACTTAAAAATATTGAATTTAAAAAAGCTCTTAGAAGTCATTTTAAAAAGAATTCTTATTTTAGAAATATTATTTTAGGCTCTCAAAACGATGAACATGGTAAAAGATTATTTTTAAAAGAATTCTTAAAAGAGAAAAGTTTAATAACTAGACTGTTTAAAAAATTGAATAATGGAGTTTTTAAAAGAACAATAATTTATGATATAAGTGGACGTATAAATAAAAATATCATGAATTTAACTAAAGATAATGAAAAAGTAAAAAAAATCACAAAAATATTGATTGAAAATGGATATAAAGATGTTATTTTTGAAATAGGCAGTTGTTATGAAGGAAAAACTCTTACTTCAATAAATGATGCATTTGAAAAAATAATATCTTCAAAAGATAGTGAAAAAGATAAAGATTTAATAAAAGAAATAAAAGATTTTATTGGTGAACTTGATACTGTTTATGATGATAACTATAAAATAATTTTTACATTAGAAACACGAAAAGTTGCTTCTCAAAGTACTCGCGTTAATTGGCGTTCATGTATGAATCTGGAGAACGGTGTCAGAAGAGAAATGGTAGGCTCAAGTATTTCATCTGGTTTGGCTGCTGTTTATATAACTAAGGTTGGCGATGAACTTAAAATTGATTATCCATTAGCAAGAATTTTAATTAAGCCTATGATTTATGAAGCAAAAACAGGTTCTAATTTTAATATGAAAAATATAACAGATGAAGATATTTATTATTATTTAGATAAAACATATACATCAACAAATTCAATTCGCACAAATATAAACGTGAGTATTTTAGATAAATTTGAGAAAAAAGTAAATGAAATAATAGAAAATGTAAATAAACAAAAAGTAGAAAAATTAGCAGAAAGAGAAAATAAAACAAAACTCATATATAACTTACAAAGAAAAGGCGAAGACAGAAAACAAGAAAGATATTATGCTGATACCGTTAGTAAAGTTGAAAAAGATTTAACTGCTCAAATTTTATTAGAAAAATTAAAAAACAAAAAAGACGTTAACAGAGAAGAAGTTTTTGAATATTTTAAAAAAAATCATAATGATGAAATTATTAAATTATTGATGATTAATAACAAAGATGATATTGTAAAAGAACTGTTGGATAAAAAATATATATTACCACCAGAAGTTGATGTTTATGAATTAGGCAGAATTCCAGATATAGACATTAATAAACTTACTCTTAATGCTAGAGATAATAAGATAAAGGCAACAAATAAAAGTAAACAATTAAATGTTAATGAGTTAATATATAAACCCGTGGAAGGCGGTAAGAATAACTTAGAAGAAATCGACAAAGACACCACAGTTAGTGTTGATAACTTTACTTATTTGTTTAACAAAAAAGAAGGTGGTAAATTTAAAATAACTAATAATTTAAAATATAAAGGTGAAGAAATAAAACAAACATTAGAAATAGGCAATAAAAAAATTGATATCAATAAATATGAACAAAGGGGAGAAGTAAAAATACATTCAATAGAAAGTCAAGCTTCAGATGAAAAACTTAAAAGAATAAAAGTAACTTTTTCTGATTTTGATAAAAATTTTAAATATACATTAACAGACGCAGATATTTCTTTTACTAGAAAAACGAACGACGAAAATAAAAGTTTTTTTTTAGTTATGAATAAAAATTCAATCATCAACAGTTTTCCTGAAAATTATTATTTAACTTTAAATTTTTATCACTTTGAACAAATTAAATATTTTTATAAAAATATTTTTAATATTTTAATAAAAGCTCAGAATGAGTATATAGACAATATATATAAAAAAACAAATAAAAGTACTGAAATGTCAAAAACAATTATGGCACTTGACACTTTACTTTTAGTGGAAAATGAAAATAGAGATTTTGTTAAAGAAACATTAGGCATAAATATATTTGATAAACAAATAATGGCTACTCTTTTGAAAAAAACAAAAGATATTTTACCTTTAAATCTTTTTATAATAGCTGGAGAAAGTTTCTTAAAAAATTCAAGTATGGGTTCTGAAAATTATATTGAACAATTTGAAAAAATAGAGGATATTTGTAAAGCTTATAAAATTAATATTAATTATGTCAACGACATAAATGAAAAACCATCACATTGTCAAAATATAAATGAGTTTATTAGTGATACTTTTTTTAATCATAATATAAAAAAAGATAATTTTGATTTAAAAAAAATGAGTTATATTGTTTTAAATGACACTGGTTACATTAGTACAGCATATATATTAAATCAAACATTTTTTAAACTAGATAATATAAATAATGTTTCTAAAATTAAAATAATAAAATTAGATAAAATTATGTTTTTAGAAACAAATGTAAATGAGTTAATTATAGATAAAAAAACAATCATTAAAAATGATAATGTGTTAATTAAAGGAAATGGAAGTATTAAAAATTTAATTATTACAGATAAAAAAATTAATAAATACGAAATATTAACACCAATAATGGAAATAAAAGTAAATAATTGTGAAGGTGATACTTTAGATTTTTCGCCTTCAAAGGTTGAAAATATTAGCTTTAAAAATGTTAAGATTAATAATCTCTTAGTCGATAAAAAAGATTATAATTTATATATTGATAATTGTAATCAATTGCCTGAAAAAATAGAATGCAAAAGATTAGAAATAGAAAATTCAAATATAAAACTTCCAGAAAAAATGATAATAGAAAATTTATATGTTAAAAATAGTGATGTCACAAATTATTCTAATATAGATGTTAAAGCTTGTTTTTCTAGATTTAAAAAAGGATTAACTATTTCTAACGAAAAAATAGATGATAATTTAAATGATATTCCTATAATTTTAAAAACTTCAGACTATGACAAAAAAATTAAAAGTTTATTTAAAGAAACAGATAATTTATTTTTTTTAGACAAAGGCGTGACAGATTCATACTCAGTTCATGGAAACTTAAGAGATAAGATTTTAAATATAATTATTTCTCGTTTAAATCTTACAGATTTTAGTAGAGAAAATAAAGAGTTAATTTTAAAAACAGTCGAAAGTTTACCTGAACACATGATTAGTTATCTAACTAACGATAAAAGAATTGAAAAATTCAAAGACTTGTTTTATAATTTAAGAACAAATGCTAGACAGAAGATGAATCAAAAAGTAGAAAAAATTAAAAAAGAAAAACCTATTGGTAATTTTATAAAGAAAATAAAAGAAAAAATAATTGGTGACAGTTTCGTCTCATCGATAAATAATTTGGAATCAAAAAATTATTTTGATTAAAAAAGGAGAATTATCATGTTGGAAAATAGCACCATCGATATGATCACCGGAATGGCTGGCAGAAATGTAAAAGTCGCCATTGATTTACTTCCTTCTGCAATTTCAGGCTTTATGTTACAAGAAGGAAAGAGAAAAGATATTGGCATGAAATCAGGTCATGAAATTCATTACGATTGGTCGTATTCTAATTTTGGCAATCCTGAATTTATGAACCTCTATAAGAAAGCAAAAAAAGGACAATGGGATTCAGACGATCTCAGTTGGCATACAGACGTTGATCCCACAAATTTAGAGATTCAAATTTTTCCAGAAAAACTTCAACCGATGTATAATCATCCATCATACGCTAAATTATCAAGACAAGAAAAAGGACGAATGCTTCATTCCACAGTTTCTTGGTTATTGTCAAATTTTCTTCACGGTGAACAAGGCGCACTATATGCTGCATCAATGACAGTGGAAGCCACTCCTTGGATGGGTGCTAAGTATTATGGATCCACGCAAGTTATGGATGAAGCACGTCATGTGGAAGTGTTTCAAAAATATCTCGATACAAAATTAAATAAACTCTACCAGATCAATGATAATCTTTTTGTAATCATTCATGCCTTAACCACTTCTTCTGATTGGGATATTAAGTTTTTAGGAATGCAGATCATGATCGAAGGATTAGCTTTAGGCGCTTTTGGAATGTTATACAAATTTTCTAAAGAACCATTATTAAGAGAACTTTTAAAAAATGTCATTTCTGATGAAGCAAGACATGTGCATTATGGAGTGGAAGCTTTACGAGATTATTATACCAAAGAGATATCTGATCATAAGCGAAGAGAGCGAGAAGATTGGGCTTTTGAAGTCAGTAAACTTTTAAGAGATAGATTTCTTTTTCTTGAGTTCTATGAAGAAAATTTTGGTCACGCAATGAGTCGTAAAGCTTGGATCGATGTGGTGGTAAATTCAGAAATTATGAGTGAATTTAGACGAATGTTGTTTTCCAGATTGATTCCTAATTTAAAAGCCATTGGACTCCTAACTGATCGTATTAAGCCAAGATATGAAGAGTTAGGACTTTTAAAATTTGAAGATGGAAAAGCTGCAGATAAAATTACTTTACACGATTTACTATCTTAGATTCATTCGAAAAATAAATCTGGATTCATATATACATTTTGATAACTTGCTTCTAAATGTAGATGTGGTCCAGTACTTCTTCCACTAATGCCAACTCTACCAATCAATTGTCCTATTTCTACAAAATCTCCATATCGAACATAAACTTCAGAGAGATGAGCATATGTAAATCTAACATATATTGAATATTCAATAATGATATATTTACCAATATTATCTTTATACCCTATTTCTATTACTTCTCCGCTTTTACTTGCTAATATCATATCACCTATTTTGGCTTCATAGTCTGTGCCCAAATGATATCTGCTAGGTGAAATGCCAAATTTTGAATTTATTTTTTTATTCTCTAATGGAAAGAGAAAATCATTTTCATTAAATACTATTTTTTTGATATCTTCTTTTTTGATATCTTGATCTCTAATGAATTCTTTATTTATCCATAAGCCTCTTTGTTCGTTATATCTTTGTGATCGTTCCGTGTCTATCTCTATTGTTTTTGGTATTTCTATTGGTTTTGCAGAAACAAATAGAAATAGCACAAGCACAATTATTATTTTGTTCATTTTTTTTCCTTTATTGTTTTGTTAAGAAAGTTTTTTAATTAACTCTGAAGAATTTTTTTGTGCCAATTTTATTTCTTTTTGAGTGGTTATTGGCATTTTTGGAAAATCTTTGAGATTAAAAATTTGATTTACGTTTGCCAAATTACTTTTAATCTGTTCTATTTTTTGATTTAAAGAATTTATGTTTTTAGAAAATCTAGCTCTCTTTGCTTTCATAGCAGTCTTTTTTAAATCTTTCATTCCTTTGGAATCTTTTTTGTTTTTTAAATCTTTTTGCACAATTTTAAAATTTTCTTTTAAACTGTTATGCATTGAAAAAAGATTTGATGGGCTTAAATTATCATATTCTTTTGAAGTTAAAAAACCATTTAATTTTTTATATTTTTCTTCTTTAGAATATTTACTTGGTTTAGTGTCATCTATTTTATTTAAAAACGAAATTGCACTAAGCATAGTTGATATTTTTTCTTTTTTTTCTATTATCTTAATAGACAAATTATCTATTTGTTCCGTTAATTTCACCAAAGAAGTTTCATCTGGCTTTTTAATTATTTGCTTTTCATCAACTTTGTCTTTGTTATCTTTTAATATTTTTTTTTCTCCATCTTCAGAAGGAGCAGAAGCACCTTCTTCTGGTGGTGGCGCATCAGTTGATGCATCACCTGGAGGTGGATCTTCTGATGGCGGTTCTTCTGGTGGAGTTTCAGTTGGTGAAGATGCTTCTGGCGCCGCTTCATTAGCTTCATAAATTATTTTTTCAGCAACTTCGTAATAAAAACGAAATCTATTCATAGTGTATAAATTACTCTTTATTTATATTATTACTTAATTCACTAATAATTTTTTCTGCTTTTTTTATTTCATCTTCAATCCATGGTTCAATTTCGCAACCCTGTGATTCAAACAATGTAAGTAAATTTTTTGTACTTTTAGAAATATTACGTAATTTATTTTTTACGTTTTCATCGATTTGAATTTCTTTTTCGCTTCTCTCATACAAAGGATTTCCAGTTATTGCATGCATTGATGGATTAGATAATTCCATAATTACTTTTTCATTAAAAATATCGTTTATCCATTTATCTTTCATAATTATAAAGCCTCTTTATTTATAAAAATTTAAAATATATTTTCTTTAAATATTAAAAAAGTTTAAAAAAAATAAAAAAGATAAACAAATATTTACTTGTTTAAGAAAAAATATGAAAGGAGAAAAAAATGTTTTTGGCTATTTCATTTATAAGTTCAGATTTCGTTGAAAAAATAATAGAAAAATATACTATAGAATTAATTTTAACTTTGTTTATAGCTAGAGGATTAGCTATCATTATTAATTCTAAACTTTATCTTTTTATATTATATATTTCAAAAATGTTTTCTTCATCTTTATTTATATATTTATACTCTAAAGTTCTTAATCATAAAATTTTCAATTCTATTTATGAATTAAAAACAAAAAAATTTTTAAGATATGTAAAAAATGACACCAATAGAAAACAATTAGAGTTGGCAATTGACGCCACATTAATAAATTTTTTAACTAAAGAAACTTTTTTAACAGCTGTCAATATAAATACACTTTTCTTTTCAACTAAAAATGAATTTATAACACTCTTAAGAATGGAAATTGAAACAGCTAGAAATGATCAAACTGCTGCTATTAGACAATTAGTAAATGAAAAAAAAGTGCACTCTTTATTTGCTAATAGATATTTGGCATGGACTGATATGATTTATCAATGTTCTATAGATAGAGTTAAAGATTTACAAACATCTGATTTTAATAACTATAAAATATTTATTCAATTTTTATATATAGTTAGTGACATGATAGTTATCTATATGGATCACGTAGCTTTAAACGTTAATGTATTCAAAATTCCAGAAACCAAACAAAAAAAAGGAGAAGATACCGATGGAAAACTCGAACCAAAAAGAAGAAATAGTAAAAATTCAAAAAAAACTACTTGAGTTAGATACAAAAATAAATAAAATAAACTCTGCTATAGATAAAGATAAAACTAAAAGCAAAAAACATAATTCAGAAGAATTTGACCTAAACAGAGTTTCAGAAAAAGCTTATAAAAGAACTTTTTGGTTAATGGTCTTCATAGTCTTAGGTGCTACCATTGGAAACTCATTAGCCAGATGGCTACTAGATAGACCAGATCTTGAACTTATTCCAAGTAATGTTTTCGGATTTATTAAAGATGTGGCCTATATCTTTGTCATTCCAGTTTCCATTAAAATAGTTGGAGATAAATTACCTTTAATGATCGAAGCTTTTAAATTAGCAAGAGAAATGAGAAAAGATATAAAAAATGATCTTCAAGATGATGATGATGGATATAATAATAATCAATATGAAGATTATAATTATAGACAAAGTGATAATTCAAATAACAGTGATATGAATAATAACTCCAATAATAATTCTAATGGACCTAGTGGTAATTTTTAAAAATTACCACTAGACAGTTTTATCCCAAGCCACAAAATAAAAAAAAACATAATAATTATTAAATATATGTTAATCATTTGTTTTCTTTAAAGAAAATTCTTGTGGAAAAATCCATTCGTAAGGAATTCTCTTGGTTGGCTTTTTTACACCATGATTGATAGCGATATGTTTGTAAAAAAAACATAACTTATCTTCAAGATTCAAATATTTTTGTGCATACATTGGATTATCAGGATGTGCTGCCAACATATCAAGTAAATTAATCATCTCTTGACTGCCTTTACTAGTTGGAACATATTCACCATTAGGACCAATATCATAACTGGCTTTTCCCATATAATTTGGACAATCAAAAACCTGTTGCATGCCATCAAAAAAACCTGTACCACCGTGTAACACACTTTCAGGATCCACAAGATGTGGATGACTCATTGCCATATATCTTGCAGCATTCTTACAAGGATACATAGGATTTCTAAAACCTTGTTCTGTCGCAAAATGTTCTGCCAATATCTTCGCAAATTCCATCATGGTATATGGTCTATCTCGCTTTTCAAGAATATGATGTAGTGCATCAGCTGCTTTCTTTGGACCAGTCAATAACCATTCTTTCACATTAGTATTCTTTGGATAATATATCTGGAAGAGATCAGAACGTGCATGGCGCTCATCTTTAAATCTAGCCTTTAACCCATCAATCCCTTTCTCATGAAGCGTCATCAGGGTCAACCAGTGCTCATTTGAGAAACTGTACAGAATGGTATACCACAATTTATCTCTGTTATTTTTTATGGTTGGTAAAAAATCACAGTATGGATGTTCATGCCAATGAAGTCTATGAGAAAATATTTGATAGTCTTCTTTAAGAAGAGAGTCTTCACGTTTATCAAAAACTTTGCAGAACTCAAAAAATTTAGCAGTTCGTTCCTCTTGCGTCCAATTAGTCATCCAACTTTTTGTTGGTTTACCTTTTTTATCAAGAGGTACTTCTATGGTATTATGATATTCAATGTTCATTTATTATTTTATGAAAATGAACATTGAAATGATCAAAAAACTTTTTTACTTTTTAAATTTGTTTAATTTATTTTCAAATTTAAAATACTCATTAAACAAAAATTCTTCATCTTTGCTAGTGTATTGATAAGAAGAAAGTGTAGATGTAGGGGGTGTTTTAACGATAATAGCATCTTTGAATCCATTTGATTTTGCTTCTTCTAAAAGTTTAATAATAATGCTGTGATCAGATTTATTATTAAAATCCATTTTCAAAATGTTCATAGCTTTTTTCATATCACTGTCAAAAATGATTCTGTTTGGGTTTGTGGAATTATTAAAAACACTATCATATACATCTTTTAACTGATTTTTTTGTTCATCTGTTAATGTTTTTATTTTTTCTAAAGTTTCATTAACATCATTTGGATGAAAAGTATTTTCAACTGATGGCTCATTATTGACTGGCGGCTTTACAGGTTGATCTGGAGCTGGCGTTGGCGCTGGTTGATCTGGAACTGGTGTTGGCGCTGGTGCTGGTTGATCTGGAGCAACAGGCTTTGGAATAGGTGTATCTGTTACATCGCTAGGAATCGGAGCTGGTGGTTTAATAGGAGCATTAGGATCAATTTCACTGCCATCTTTTAATGATTGTAACATTTTGCCAGTCCATGTATTATCTGGTACAGTTCCTGCTTTTGTTGCTATGAAATCATATCTTTCTTCAAATAATTTTGCAATATCTTTTGCTTTATCTGGATTAGGAATATAAGCACCATCAGGATTAATTTTATAAGTAGCTTTTATTATTTGTTTTTGAAACTCATCTCCGGCAGATTTAAAGAAAGGATCATTAGGATTTTTAATACTTTCCATAACTTTTCCAATAAAAACATCATATTTATCTTTAGCTATTCCCATACTTTCAGCTTTTGCTATTAAAGCTTTTTGTATATATGACGTATCAAAATCTTTAAGTGCTTCGGTTATTTGTTCTCCAGCAAATTTATTTAACATTGTTGGATTTTCTGTTATGGTATCCATAAACATTTTTTTAAGTTCTGGATACTGATCTAGTTTTTCTGCGTTATCAATATATGTATTTATAAAATCTTCATCATTGGCTTGTCTTATGGATTTTAATATAGCCATATATTGTTGTTTAGGCGTTAATCCTTCAAGATTTAATTGATCATATTTATCTTTTAAAATTGATTTTAAAATTTTAGTGCCTTCTGTGTCAGCATCAGTCATACCAATTTTATCTTTAAACCAAGAAATGACTCCTTTCTCTTGTGCTTTCTCTCCAAAAAGTTTTGCAAATTTATCATAGTATTCATTTTCGGCTAATTTATTTTTTAATGTTTCAGCATAAATATCCTTCATGCTGCTTTCTTCCATAACACTGCCAAATTTTTCATTAAAAAGATTAATATCATTTGGATCAGAATCTTTAAGATGATCAATGATACCTTTTTGCATTTGACTTCCAAAAGGAGAATTTAATAGATCTTTTAATTCACTAGAGGATAAATTTTTAGTCATCTCTGCAAATTCTTGCGTGCTTAGATTATTAACATAATTTCCTAAATCAAAATCAGGGTTTTGATCAAGTACTTCACTGAATGATTTTACTCCTAGTTTTTGTAAGACTAATTTATTCATTAGATCTTCATTATCTGTAACAAAATCCATTTTTTTCAGAATAACACTATTTAGACTTGGATCCATTTCATCTAACATACCACTATCAACATCAGCTGTATCACTTAAGCCTATTTTTGACAATAACTTATCAAAAGTTCCGCCTAAAGAACTATTAATAGTTGCACCAGAATTACTAAATAAACTATTAAAAAATTGTGTTGTTTGTGCATAAGCTTGACCATTTGCTAATTGATCTATCACTGTTTCCACTTTTCCAATAATAGCAGTTGGATCTAATGGAATATTTGATAATCCACCTGTAAAAAAATGATAAGAAAAAGCTATTGCTGAAATCACAGCAAACAGTATACTGCCTAAAACTGTTTCATCTTGTAAAAATGGAATATTAGCTTTAATGGCGTCTTCTGCAGTTTTTGTTTTTTCATCTTTTTCTTCTTGTGTTTCTTCTGCTTTTGGTTTTTCTTCTGCCATTTCTGCAGAATCAGTTTTTTTTATTATTTCATCAATTTCAGTGTCATTTAAAGGTTCTAAATTAAATCTTGTTAATAAAACATCATCTATAGCAGCGTCTATAGCTGATTGTTTTTTTGAACTTTTATAATTTTCTTTTTTGCTTGTTGCTGTTTTAACATCAGCAATAGTTTTAGTTAAATAATTTTTTAAATCGTCTGATATTTTACCTTTTTTAGTGGAATTTGATTCTCTACTAAAAAAATTACCAACTGAACCTTTCATGCTTAATTTAAAATTATCACCTTCTTGATTAACAATGACAGTTGCTGGATCTGAATTTATTTGTGCAAAACCATCATCAACTGCTAAAGCTTCAAAAAAAGTACTTACAGCACCATTACTTTTAACATCAAATAATTTTTTTACATATACATTTGCAGTGTATTGTTTTGAATTTGGATTAGATTCATTGTTTGCTTTTTTTAATTCTATATATCCTAAAATATCACCTTTTGGTTTTTCTTTTTGAATTTTTAAATTATCAATGGTTGATTTATCATCTATAATTGCATATAATTGATCAACATTTTTTGTTTTATCTTCTGGTTTAGTTTCTTCTTTCGTATCTTTGTTTTCAGTTTTTTCTTTAGTATCTTCTTTAGTATCTTCTGTTTTTTCAGTATCTTTTTCTTTATCTTCTGTTTTATTTTCACCTGTTTTTTCATCTTTTGTGTCTTTGTTTTCAGGCTCTGCATTTTGTACATTTAATTTTGTAGTTGTTAGTTTATCAATTAACTGCGTTAATTGTTCATTTTTTAAATTAAGAAAATTTCCATTTGAGTCTGCATTAAATTCTAAACCTAGTTTCTCTAATTCTTGTTTTTTTACTTTTTTATTATTATTTTTTATGGAAATTATATTATTAGCTAAATTTATGTTTAGTTTAATTTTATCATCTATTTTATAAGTAACACTTACTGCTTGCATTTTAACTTTTTGAGTTGAAATAAGTTTTTTATTAATATTTTTTATTAAACCAGAACTTGAACCCTCAAAGTATAAATTATTTTCTTCTAAAAAAACTGATTTCTTAAAGGTGGTATTATGCAAATTTTCAGCAAAAACATATTTTAAATTTTCAGTAGCATTAAGAAAAGAATCAGCTATTTCTGGAGTTATTTTTTCTCCAAAATAAACAGACTCACTGACTTGCGCACTTGTGCCTGCACTAGCAACTTGTGTATTTTTTTCTTTTACACTTTTTATAAAAGTGATAGTTGCTTTTACAGTATCTATGCATGATTTTAATAATAGACCACTAAAAAATTGTACTATAAAAGCTATTGGATTGACAGCTATACTGAGAACCACTTTTGCGCCAAGTAATAATAATTTTAAAACTAAATTAACACCTGGTTGCTTGAAGAAATTACCAGTTTTTTCAAATGCGCTTTTTACTCCACCAGTTATTTTGTCCTTGATTGGATCAGCAATCACAGTTCTAAAATATTTAAATGCATTTACTGGATCTTTTTCCCCACCTTTTTTATAAGAATAATAAATTAAAAGTATTAATACTCCAATAGCCCAAAACATTGGATTAGTGGCAGCAATAGTTACTCCTGCTGTGGCTGCTATAATACCGATGACTTTCATAACTCTTTTATTGAAAATCATTTTCATAATTTTGCCAGGAAGTTTTGACCAACCTTCTGCAAAATTTTTGGTTTTTTCTTTTACAGTATTCCAAAAACCTTCGTCATATATAATTTTTTCTTGTCTTTTTTCTAGTCTTCTTTCTTTTCTTTTTATCTGCTCAAGTTCTTCTAAGAGAAGATTTTTTTTGCCAAAATTTTTTGTTGTTTTTATTTTTTCTTGAATTTTAATTTTAGAGTATTTTATTTTACCTTTTTTAACTTTATAAGAAGATGTAAAATCTTCGGCAGTGATTATTTTATTTTTTTTAAAATAAGCGTCAAGTTGTTTTTTTGTTTTTTTTCCATAAATTTGAGAAAAAAATGTTTTATCCATTTCATACAATTCAACTTCATCTTTTTTTAAAAGTGAAATATTATTTTCTTTAATAAAATTATTTGTTTGTATGTAATCAAGATCAACACTGTTTGTTGAATAATAACCTTCTCTTTGGTTTAGGTATTTATATAAATTACTCATCGGTAATTCCTTAGGTATTTTTCTAAAAATAAATCTACGTTTTTTATTTCTTTATAAAATTCTTTGTCGTTTGTTGACTCATAAAAATATTTTAAATCTGCTATTTCATCTTTTATTACTTTCCAGACTGAAAGCTTATTAGCAACTGATATATTTATCTCCAAAATTAAATCAAAAATAGCGTCAATTATTTCAAATTGTTTTTCTTCTTCTGGTGTTTTATCTTTTTTCTTTTTTAATTCTGTTTGAATCATACTTAAAGTTTTATTTTTAGATATTTTCAATTTCATAAATAATAAGTTTCTAACATCATCATTTAATAAATAATTAATTAAAATTTTTAAATTTTCTTTTTGAGAATCTTCCAAATCGATTTTAGATTTATTTGTTTCTAATGTACTAATTATTTTTTTAAACGATTCATCTTCTTTAATGTTAAATTTTTGTTTTATTTCATCTAATTTTGTAGGTACATTTTGTATACTGTTATCAGGAGTGTTATTAGTATTTGTATTTTTTGCGTCTGTTTGCGTTGTGTCTTGTGCAGGTTGAGTAGCTGTTTGTGTATTTATTGTTTTAAAATATTCTGATAACTTTTTTTGTAAATCTTTGTATTTACCGCTTGGCCATTTTTTAGCAACTATTTTAGAATTTCCTTTTGGATGATTTACAGTTTTGTCTGTAAATTTAATATCTTCTCCAAAAATTTTTTTTATTTTCTCATTATAATCATCAATTAATTTATTAGATTTATTTAAAAGATAAATAACTCCTTGATTAATGTCTAAATATAAATAAAAAAAACTATTATTTTCTTCAAATATTTGATATCTGAGTACAGAAACTAAAAAATTTTTTTTTCCTAATAATTCTATGTTCTGTGAAACAGATATACCAGTTGCATTAGGAAATTTAACTTCTTCGTTTAAAACATGTAAATCCATTTTACCTCAATTTACTGCTAACATAAAGTTAGCAGTAATTTTTTAATCTTACATATGTGGTGCTACTTTAGCTAATGCTGCAGCGCCATTATATATAGTTTGCGTTGCGTTACCACTAAAAGCTATTGCACCACTATTATTCATTATATTATAAACAGCTTTTGGCCCTGGTTTAATATTTTGTATAGCGGTAAGAATAGTAGCTTGACCTTTTTCTAATGCCGCTAATTGTGCCCCTTGAGCCGCTAATTGAGAAGACATACTCATCCAAAATGTCCAAACGTGAAAAGCTATAAATCCTAACGCAAGTCCAATTAAAACTCCAGATATTATTGCTGCACCATTACGAGACATCCAGTTCCAAAATCCCATATTTGGTTCATTAACTTTTTTTGGATTATAATCTTCATCATCATTTATATAAATATTGTTTTTATTTCCTGAAACATGTAGTTTGTTTTTACCAACACGATAACCATCACCATCTCCACCGTCTCCGCCTCGACCATTACCACCACCATCATCATATCCGATTTCTTCATCATCTTCCGTGTCTCTTTCGATTCGACCACGTCTACCACTGTAACTTCCGCTACCGCCGTCTCCTCCACCACCTTTACGACTATCGCTATCTTTGCTACTGCTATCGCCACTTTTACTACTATCACTACCAACTTTTCCTGTTTCAATTGCGGCAAATATTTTTTTCCATTCGCCTTTTTTCCATTTATAATGATTGGAAGATATGGTCTTTCCTTTACCAAAAACAATATCTAGAAATTCTTGTAGTTCATCATCATCGAAATCGCCAGATTTATCAAAACCATAAATAGAATTATCAACTATGTCAACACCTATGTTAAGTTTTTCGCCATTTAATTTAAATCCGTATCCAACTCTTGTTTGTCCAGCTGGTAATGATATAGATGAAGCATGAGGTATTTGTGATGCTGTTAATTCATTGTAGAAATAAACATCTTCATTATAAACTTCAAAATCATTATTTATAAAATCTCTAAATTCAAAGAAAAGACCACCATAATTAATATTTCCATCAAATGAATTATTAAATAATTGTTTTCTTTCTTCCTTGTTTTTTATTTTATCTTCTTCATTTTTTTTTATGCTATTGTCTATTTTATTTAATTTTTCTTCTGAATCTTTAACTCCATTTCTTATAGTCTTTAAAATAGCTAAAGTTGTTTTGCCTTTAGGTAAAAATTCTCCAGTTATAAGAGCTTTAATTAAAGAAAAAACCGTTAAAAATTTAAAAATAACATTAACAACAATTGCTATTAACATTCTAAACCATTTCTTTTTCATCATATCGTGATATAATTTTATTACTGGTTGTGCCATTTTTAAAATAAAAGATTTTAATTTAAGCATCATTCCTTTAGAAATATTTTTAACAACTGCCAAAGCTTTTTTAGCACCAGAACTAATAGACTTTGGAATATTTTTTATGCCTTGCCATGCTTTACTAGCTGAATCTTTTGTGCCTTGCCATGCTTTACTAGCTGAATCTTTTGTGCTTTGCCATGCTTTACCAACTGAATCTTTTATTTTATCAAGACCCCATAACTCTAAAAATATTTCTGGATTTTTAGCTAAAAGTACTTGTTCTTCCAACGTTAAACTATTTACATCTATGTTTTTACTTTCTATTAAATAATTTACATATTCAGCGTATTCGTCTCTTGACTCAAGGATAAGAGTTCCTTTTCCTTCAGAAGCCATTTGCATGTGATGTTTTTTTATCTTGGTGTCTTTAATTCTGCCTAGATATGATTCAAATGTATAATTCATTTTTTTCCTCTTTTTTAAATCTTGTATGTTTTTTCAATTTCTGTTTTTAGTGATGTTTTAAATTTATCAATATCATTTACAGTAATCGAATTATGTGGTGCGTTTATGTAAAAATGCTTTAAATCAAAAATTTCCGATGTTGTTAAAGTTAGTGTATAATATGATCCAATCATATTTTGTTCTTCTTTATTATGAAAAGTGTTAATTATATCCCCAATATGTTTCTTATCGTCTGGTGTTATAATCGGATTATCCTTGTATGATTTTAAATTATACAGCCAATTAAGACCTATAATAATATGTAAACTACTAATTGCTGTTTTAGCTTCAGATTTTTTTCCTGTAGGCGTAGTAAATTTAGCCACTTCATCAGATAAAACGTTATAATCTGTATAATTTTTTTTATTGTATGTAATATTAACGCCACTATACCCAATACTTTTAGATTCTTTTATAACTGATTTTATTAATACTTCAATATCAGCATTATTTAGTGACTTAATGTCTTTAAGTGCAGGAGGTGGTGTACCTGTCGCTTTGCCTTTATGAGCAACTCCATCTAAATAAATTTTTATTCCATTTTTGGTCGTAACTGTTGGAGCAATTTTTGCTTCCATGAAAATTTCTTCATTTAAAGAATCGCCGAGTTTAAGTTCTTTTAATATATTAATATCATATATTGACTCGTTTAAAAAATTTCTATAATTATTCATTTCTTTTTCCTATAAAAAGTATTCAAATTTAATTATTATATTTTTTATAAAAACAAATAATAATTGAATTATTTTTTATTTTTTTAAGAAAAAATGTTATAGAATTTGATGAATTTTTTAATCATATCCCATTCACCTTCTTTCCAATAGTACTCGCCCTTTTCATTAAGAACGATTTCTTTGTTTGGCATGAAAACGTCAATCACTTTTGTGTTCTTTAAGCGATTGTCATTTTTATAACCATTTTTACCAAAGAAGAAAGTGATTTTATTTTTTTCAGAGTCAACTAACAATTCACTTATTTTTTCACCATCCGAGATACGGTAAAGAATAATAGTTTTTACACATGGACCACAAAGTTCACCATCAAATCTTTCATTTAAAATCATAATATCATCCAAAAAAAGTATTATCTTTATTCATTATTTTATTTAAACCTTGAAATTCATTGTTATTTTCAATATAGTTAATGGATAAATTTTTTCTAATTTTATTTTTTTCTTTTTTTATTTTGTTTAAGATAACAGATATTTGTTTAGTTTTTTCATCTTGTTTATTTTTTTCATCTAATATTTGTTTTTCTTTTTCTTTCTCTTCAGTGAGAATTTTATTCATTACTTTACTTTTAAGTTTTAAAGCTTTTTGTTTTTCTAAGTATATATTTTTTCTTTTTTCTCTAAAAGCATAACTTGCTAATTCTGGAGTTGGAGCTTCTTCTTCATCCTCGTCTTCTTCAATTTCTGGTTCTTCTCCTAAATCTTCTTCTGATTCAGCACCTTGTTCTGCGTTTTCCATGTCTGGAGGTTCGCCTAATTCTTCTTCAGATGGTGGAGGACCAAATTGATCTTCCACTTCTGGAGGTATTTCTTCTTCACCAGGCGGAGTTTCTTCACCAGTTTCAGTTCCTTCCCCATTTTCTTCTGCTTGCGGAGGATTTTTGAGTTGATCAAGAATTTGATATCCTTCAGGACGTTTATCTTCTGGCATAAAAGCGAATGGATTTGCATCATTGGCTTGTATAATATTATGTTTTAATAAATCAAGTATTTCATTATCACTTAATTTCAATATTTCTTTATAAATATAGAAATCATTGTAAAACACTTTATCTGCGTTTAATGATTTCATGGAACTAATCAATCCCCATCTAGCATTTTCAGTTTCTATTTTTTCTCTTTCATCAATATTTGATGGATTATTCATAGTGATGGTGAGATCTTTATAGAACTTAGGGTTTATATTTAAAAGTCTAAGTTGAATAATAGCTATTTTATAGAGATTATAAATAAAAAATTTTTGTATTCTGCGAGCTCTTTTTGCAAATTGAACGTTTTTGTTTGAAAGATTGGTATTTGCATTTGCAAATGTATCATCAAAAAGATATTGTCTTGGAATGCCTAAACCAGAAAACAATCTGTCTCTGATAAATTCAATATCTGCTAATTGGCCTGGATCATTTAATTGTGGAAGTGTATCAACAGTGGATGGTTCCTCACCTATTCTTTTAGGTATAACAATATCTTCTATACTTCCCATAATATCTGTCATTAGTTCAAGATCTTTATTATTGCTGGCGTCAAGTATTCTTTTCTTTTTAAGACGACTAACTATTTCTCTAGCATAAGCAATGCCTTTTTCACCTTGTGCTTGACCAACATTGACATTATAGATTCTTCTTTCAGGAGCTCTGGTGATACGAGCAATCAAGAGACTTTGTTCCATCATTTTGAGTTCTTCAATAACTGTAAAAACATTTTCAAGAATACTTTTACCATATGGTTCATTTACTGAACTAGGAACTTTCCAGTGCAAGATACGAAATGGTTCAATCTTTTTTCTGTCTTCTTTTTCTGTTTGCCCATAAGAGAGATTAAAATTATATGAAAAATTATTTGTATTTTTGACTGTATTTGTATCTTTAATAAAGAAATACTGTAAGGTTCCATTTCTTTCTGTTCTGCCAACGAATTGTCTTGGAATACGATTAATAGATGTTACTTTTTTTAAGTTTTTAGAAAATACTATTTCATAAAATTCATCACCATAAGCAATAAAGTTTTTTATAATTTCGAAAGCTTTATCTTCTATGCCAATTCTGTAGAAGAGATCATTAACTATATCCATAACTTTTTTATTGGCAGAATAGACGTTAATGGTTTTATCATCTATGCCTGACATGAGAGATTCATTGACATAAATATCTAGAGAGCCAGATATTTCTGGGAAATTAAGATAGTTATCAACTTTGGCATATTTTTCTTCTCTATCATTTGAAGTTTCAACATTTGAGAGGTAGGTTAATATCTTTTTGCTGATCTTGTCAGCACCTTCGTCTGAAAAAATAGAGGTTAATGGAAGTAAATCTTTTTTCTTTTTATCAATAACTGGTTCACCGACAATTTCATTATCGATTACTTTGTCCGATATTTTTTCTTTTATTTTTTTAAAAGCTAATTTTAATTTATCTTTTTTCATCATCCCTCTCGATTAAGAAACTCTAAATATCTTTTCAATTCTTTTTTATCCACAGAATAACCTTCTATCATGTTTAACATTTCCAAATGTTTATCTTCTCCAATATCAAGGTCTTCGTATATATTTTGAAAATTCTTTTTCTTTATTATATTTTCTTGTATCTCTACGTTTCTTATAAATTCTTCAGAATAATCTTCATTTTTGTCTGTTGAAAAGAACATATTTTTAAGATAACAATATTGTGCACATGCCATTACCAAGTCATCATGTGCTCCATTCATACCTTTTAATTGTCCATTAGGTGTAAAACCAAAATTGCGTAATTCATTTATCAATCTTACTGATTTTAATGTCAAACCTTCTTTAATCATCATGGTTTGCATACTGGCTAATATATTACCTCGGTTACCTGCAGAAACAGGCAAACCAGGCAAATAGAGATGTTTATTTTTTTTATGTATATAAATATTTTCATATTGTAATGTGTCATAAAAATAAGAACATAATGGAGATCCCATTGAGTTTCTTTCTATACACAGTTTAGCTTGATTATAGTAATTTGTAATACTTTCAATAATAAATTTGAAATCTTCAAGATTGACTTTATTATTTTTATATTCTGCTACTTGTTCATTTGTTTCCAAATCAAAAACGAGAATAGTTGAATAGTCCCCGCCTGTACCTGTGGCCACGTCCACTGTTACTCCGTAATCGCGATTGGGTATTGGATCATTCCATATCCAAAGTCCTTTCATATATGAAAAATTTTTATCAAATTCTTCTTTACTTTCATGAAAATTATCCATTTCAATTGGATAACCAAATTCATCCACCATATCTTTTCGTAATACATCATATCTGATTGGGTTTATATGTTTTAATTCGGAAAGAAATTCTTCTGGTAGAAATGTATTATCCATAGTGGTATTAAGAATACAAAGAACTTCTGTATTATATCTTTTTTGACCTAGTAGTTCTCTCATTTCATTATGCCATTCCTTATCTTTGTATTGAGGAATGTCATCCGTGTCAATGTTTATTAGTTTAAATTTTGAATTTTGTGCATCTTCAAGTGAATTATTATAGATACGCATATATTCATTGTCTTCCACTTGTGTTAATGGAAAAGTAGAGACAAGAAATAGTTGTGACGGTATGGTTTTATTTGTCCAAGGTGTATTCTTACCAGTACCTAAAGCAGGACCAACAGCTGAGAGAAGCATCCCAAGTTTATCCACGAATGCTGCCTCATCTATTAAGACAGCTGATGGTGAACTACCTCTCAATACATTCATGGTGTATGGTAGTGATCTGATACGACTACCGTTTTTGAATCTCATACTGGTTTTAGCATCTTCTGTTTTTGGTGATTTGAGCCAAACGGGTAAATTCTCATATATTACTTCTGCTCTTTGTAGGGTATCGTTGGCTTCTCTTTGTCCAAGCGATACGATGGCTATATCTTGATTACTAAAAAAGAGAGCTCTCCAAAGAAAGTATGTCACCGTTAATGTGGTGGCAGATGTCTGTCTTGGTTTATGAAAGATAAATTGTCTATTTTTGAGAAATTCAACTGCTGCTTCACTTTGCCAACTGTAGATATTGTCTTTTAATGGGACAGTACCAAGAGTGGCATGAGGAACTTTAACAAAGGCTAACAGAAACCAAAGGAAGCCATAATTTTTTTCAACATTACAACAATGATAAATAATTTCTTTAACATCTTGCATAGTTGGATTATGAAAATCGTATTTTGATATTTGTTTAAAAATATCTGGGTATGTTTCGATAATTGTTTGGCTTATCATTTAAAGCTTTCTATATCTATAGGTCCTTTTATTTTATCATTCAGTTTTGCGATAGCATCTGATTGAATTCTGGCAATTAAAACTTTGGTAAGTGCTTGAATTGGAGTTTCAAGTACTTTAGCACTTTCGATAAGAAGCTTTAAAGAATCGTTAACACTTTTTTCTATTATGCCATCTTCACTGACGTTGTCTATTTCATCATGTATTTTTTTCATCATACCATTAAAATAATGATGATTTTTATTGGCTGCTGCTCTATTTTCTTCCATGATTGAAATGCTTTTTTCTAAAAGACTAGCTAATTTTTCAAGAACAATGGTTATTTTTTGATCATTAGCTTTTTCTAGTTCGCCCATTTTAATCTTCTTTTATTTTATTTACTATGTTATAGAGTCTGTATATGAAATAATAAAAAAATCTTTTAAATCTTTTAATATTTCTGATTTTATTAAGTTTAAAAATTTTAACTTTTTGTTCTTTTACAGTGATTTCTTTTTCTAAATCTAATGGAATAGTCATTAATCCAACTCTGAAATTTACTATTTTGTTTTTTGTTTTGCCATTAATTTTTTTAGAAACTATGGTTATCGAAGAAATAATTGAACCAACTCTGAATTCAATTATCATTTCAAAACCTTTTGTTTCGTCTTTATAGAAATCGTTATTTTTAACATAACTTAAGATTTGTTTGTATGCGTCAAAAACGTGTATGTTTGTTGAACCATGGTTGGCGCTACTGTCGGCGCTACTTAAAGAAATACTAAAATTATCTATTTGATAAATTCTTTTTGATGAATAATCCTTTCTTAATTTTTCAACTAGTTCCTTATAAGGTAACATTTTATTTTTTTTTAATGTATCTTTGTTTGCTATATAGACTGCCATTTTAACCTCTCAATAATTCATTTAATGAATTTTTCGCCTTTTTTATTTTTTTGAGATGGTTAAAAAAATTGTTCACAAAAGATGGTGAAAACATAAAAGTTTTAGCATATTCAATAAATTCTTTTTTAACAAACTTTTTACCAATATTGATTGAATAATATTCAATCAATATGTCACATAGTTGTAAAAATCTTTCTTTACCTTTAAAAAAATCTTTCATTTCATCAAAGATATAAGTGATTACAAAAGCTTGGTTATTGTTTTCATTGACAATCATATTATCATTGTTAACTATGGTTTCTAATTCAATGTCTGAATATTTGGCTAATTTTTTATTTGAGGCGAGAGTTTCTGAAAGAAGATTTTTATACACTACAGTGGTGAAGAAATTAAAAATATTACCTTTATCTGGTTGCCATTGTTGTTTAATAATTGATTTATAGATATGCATTCTGGCATATTGAAAAAGATCTTCTGGATTTCCAAAAGAATAAAATTTCCAACGAGGAGAATAAATTACGCCATTGATAATTTTGTCTATATAGTTGACGAAAAGTTTATTCATTATCATTTCGCTTTTTCTGGTGCTTTTTTCTCCATATTCTGATTCTTTTAGAAAAAGATTAATAAGTTTAATCATCTCTTCTTGGTTAATTTTTGATATATACATTACATTTCTTCCATTATTTGATCAAAATAACTTGTTGATTTATTTTTTCCATATTTTTGATCGTTTAATTTTTTAGCTGCTTCTATGATAAGAGTTAACTTTGAATTCGGTATTTCTAATAATTCATTAAAATTAATATACTTTAATGAGTTAATGGTCATTAAAGTTTCAACAAAGGTTTTATAATCTTTATTATCAATTTGTAAACCTTTATGAAAAAAAGAAATGTCTATTGGATCAATTATTTTTATTTCATTTTTAAACTGACAGAAATCACAAATAGCAAAATAATCACTTTCAAATCCAAAATCTTCTGATCTTATTTCTTTAAAATAATTTAAAAGATTTTTAATACCAATAAAATTTAAAAAATCTTTATAGTTTTCTTTGTTTATTTTTTTTTTGTTTTTTAAATCTTCTATATAAAGTATTTGAGGTTTTGTATAATTATAAATGTATTCTATGTTATCTTTATTGTCATCTAAAGTATAAAAAGAAAAATGTACATTGTCAACCATTTTTCTTCTTCTGTAAACCACATTAAAATCTTTAATTTTTATTTTTTTTTCTATTTGTGCATCTTGTAAATAATGTACGTTGATATCTTTTAAGGAAATTTTTATGTTTTTCACTTTTTGACAATTCGAACACATAAAAGATTTTTGAACATGATTAATATTAAAACTATGACTACAAAGATAATTCCAAACATAAATAATATCATTGTAATACATATCAGAAACATTTTTTATTTCTTTATGTCTGAAGTGATTGTTGAGGATGGCTATTATTCTATTAATTTCAGAGTTGACGTAAAATGAATCATAATGAATAAAAATTGATCCAACAGTTAATTCTCGCAAATAAATTATTGGATCATATTCAATTCCGTTCGATGGTAAAACTAAAGGAGAATAATAATTAATCATTAATTATTTAAGCTTTAAAAATAAAGAAGATAAAATGTTTTCAAAAGTTAGAAATATTTTTTTTCTTTCTTTGTTGTAAATACAATTATCTTTAGAACATGAATATCTGTCTGTTTCCAGATTTATTCCGTATTTTGATATTTCAGCTATATTTGCTCTTATCTTATTTTTATCTTCAGCATTTAAATATTTAATAACATCGCCTAGATCATTTTTAGTTACTTCTTTACCATTTGCTTTTTTACCTTTAAATTCTATAATAATATGTCTTAAAGAATCAATTAAATTCTCGTTATTTTCCATAAAAAACTTTTCATGCTTTAAGGAAGGAAAAACATATTTAATGCTGATATCATCTTTTGGATATGAAGTTAATTTCATAGCAAAAGGATATTCTAAGTTATCAGGTAAATATTTATAATCTAGATCTTTTAAAAGATCAACAACAACATTAATACTGTCGTCATTTTCACAAACTTCACATTCCATTAATTTTTTAACAGAAACTTGACTTCCATATGTAATAACTAAAATAAAAATAAAAAGAGGTAACTTATCAACCATTGATAATTCATATAAATCTATATCACTCTTTATACATGATTGAAATATTTCATTGCAAATTTTATTAAATTCCTCAGTTGATCGTATCTTACTGATCTTTAATTCATCTTCTGTATTCCAAGGTCTAACATAAATTTCACCATTGCGTGTTAAATTATTTTTAATAAAATGATTTCCAGAAATTAATTTATAAGGTATTGGATCTGGTTCAAAATAACTTTTTTTTGGTTTTAAAACTATTTCTTCATCATTTTTTTCAAAAATTCCTTCTTCCACTTCTTCTTCTACAAATTCAGATTGTTTTATTAAATTCTGTTCTGGTAAATACTTCGACTCTTTTGGTTTTTCTTTTGATAAAGAATCAAGTTCTTCTGGCGAAATGTTTTTTATTGGCATTAAAAATTCTCCTTTTTTTCTATTCTATTAAAAAAAAAGGAGAATTTTTCATTTACATGCGAAACATGTGTTTAAGTGAATTTGAAGTTTGAATAGCTAACAGTCTTTGGCAAGATCATATCTTTAATACCATTTCTTGCTTTTAATGTTTTAAAACATGCTTGTCCCATTGCTCTCATAGTAGCAGTGGCAATAATACCAATAATGTTATCACATGTATTCATTTTCTTTTGACTTTCGGAAATATGACTTTCGTTGACTTCATCTGGTCCAAGTTCAATTGCTGCTCTACCAAACTGTGTTGCAGTTAGAACTGGCACTTTATATTCATAAGCCAATCCTCTCAATTGTTCGAAGACTTCACCACCATCTTGATATAAATTGTTTCTTTTTAAAGAGTTTGGAAGTAATAAATCTGCATAGTCAACAATAATAAAATCAGGTTGAAATCCAGTATACATTTCCAATCTACTTATAAAATGAGATATCTTAATGGTATTCATACTGCTTGCTGGGTATTCTTTGATAATTAATTTCTTATCATCGACGTTTAAACTTTTATAAGCTTCAACCACTTTATCTTCATTTTTAACCAATTCTTCAATCTTTAAACCAGTAAACTGTGTGTCTATTCTCAGCCCTTTTATTTCTTCACTTAATTCAAGACTGATCAAGACCACATTCTTTTTTAATTGACTCCAAACATAAAAAGCTGTTTGATCGAGTGCAATACTTTTACCAACTGAAGAAGCTGCTGCAAAGGTTGATAAAGTTTTTGGAAATAAACCGCCGCCAATTACTTTATTTAAATCCATCCATGGTAGAGGAATATAATCTTTAAGAAGTTCTTTTTGTTTAGCATATCTTTCATTTACCTTCATGATGTCAGTGCCAAAGTTTTCTTCCATTCTCCATAAGACTGCTTTTCTTAGTTTATCATTTATTTCTTCAAAACTTTCAGGATCATCAATTTTATTGATACCTTCGACCATGACATCGCGATACATTCTGGTTTTGATAAAGATAACTATTTGATCATGAATATAAGCAAGTTCATCTTCTGTGAACTCATATGTTTCATATATCGTTTCAACCATTTGAAAAGTGTTAGTGGTTGGTGGAGTTTTACTGTTTGACATTGTATTAAGTAAACTTAATAAAATATTCTTTTTTGGTGGATTTTTATATTTAATAAAGTAGGTTTTAATTACTTTAAAAATTATTTTTAAATCGTTTGAGTTGAAATAATCTGGCTTTAGTTCATCAATAAAGGTGGCTATTTTTTCTCTATTTTGAACTAAAGCTTTGATTATGTCTTCTTCATTTAAATATTTAGCAATATTACTCGTCATGTTTCCTCTTCATTTTTTGATATTTTTTTAATCTTCTAATTTTATTTGATTGGCAACTACTTTTAATCTTTTTCTTTGTTGACCATCTTCCTCCCATCTATCTTGTTTAAGTGAACCAATAACAGTAACTTGATCTCCTTTTTTGATTGTCTCTTTAACTGTTTGAGCTAATTTACCCCATGCGTCTATTGGAATATAAGATATTTTATTGTTATACTTATTCTTAATAGACACAGTGAACTCTGCTACACTGGTTTTGTCATTTATTTGTTTTACTATCGGGTCATGTATCATGCGCCCACAAATATTTACACTGCAATAATCTTTCATCTTCCGTTTCTTATCCTTTTAATGTTTTGTCATTTAATTTTTTTAAAAGCTTGCCTTTTAAATCAAACTTTGTTAAATTCAAAGTAATATTATCCATTTCAGATAAATCTTTTTTATCAGTTTCATGCCAAAGATTTATCCAAACATTTTTATGATAAGCAGATAATTTTTCTGCTATTTTTTCTTGTCCTTCTCTACCATAAGAATCATTGTCTAATATTACTGCTATTTTATGAAATTTTCTATTGATAATTTTTTTTAATTGTCCGTCAGAAAGATTTTTACCAAAAATTGAAACACCATTTGGCCACATTCTTACTGCATCAAATATACCTTCAAACAGATAAACAGTTTCACCAACATTTTCTAAATTCCATATGGGATCCACGCCATGTGAGACACTGTTTATCCATCGTAAAGGATGATTATCAATAGCTCTTTTTGCATAAAAAACCAATTCACTTTTTTCATAGACTGGAAAAATAACTCTGTTTTCTTTTTCAGAAAAGAAGATGTTACTTTTTTCAATCATCTCATTTGAAAATTTTCTTTTTATTAAATAATCATAATATGGATTATTATTTAAAATTATTTTTTTATACTCTTCAGAGAAAAACAATTTGTTGTTTTCTTTCTCTGGTTTTTCTTGATGTTGTTCTTCTGCTAAAAAAGTATTGGAGAAATTTTTTATTTCTTCTTTTGTCATGAAGTTTTTAAAAAGAAATATTATTGCTTCTCTGTTTGATTCGAATGACTCAAGTATTTTAACGAAGGTAATAAAATTTCCTTTTGTGCCAGATTTGAAGCAATTAAAGACAGGAGGGTTTTTTTTCCAATTTATACCACATTTAAATTTCGAGTCACCAGTAAAAGGAGAACAAATATAAAATTCTCCACGTTCTTCTTTAGTTTTATAATCAATGCCTTTACTTAGAAGATATTTCTCAATAATATCTTTAGTAATCATTTTTCTTCCTTATTTTTTTTCTTTTTTTATTTTTAATAACTCTTTTTCTTCTATCTCTAAATCCAATATGGTTTCATTTAGCATATTTAAACTTTCAATAATTTGATCTGTTTTTATTTCCAATAAGTTATCTTTATCGTCATATTCTTGTGAAAGTTCAAATTTAAAAATTAAACCATTTTTTTCTAGTGAAACAGAAGAAGATATTGTTTTCTTTTTTTTCTTTTTAAAGAAACTAAACATTTTGGTTTATTTCCATTTTTTTCATTTTTGGCATATAAACATTATAGAGATAATGCTTATAGGTATGAATATTATTAAAACCAGCTTGTTTAAAAATTTCATTACGTTTTTTGCCTTGCTTTTGAAGAACATAAATCATTCGATCTCTATCTGAAAGTTTTAATAGTTTTCTTTCTTCATCAATTTTTTGAATAACATCTTCTTGAAAATCTCCATTTTTGTTGTTCCATTCTGTTTCAACATATTCATTTACTTCGTTGTTGCTTGACTCATTCATTTTTCTGTTAAAATTTTCTATACTTTGAATAAAACCAACTTTTTTAGAAAGTTTATCATTTTTCATTGATAACTGAAGCATTTCATTATAGAGAACTTTATGAGCAAAAGTTGAAAATGTTATTCCTCTTGTTGAATCCCATGCGGGCACTGCTTTGTTCCAAAGAGCTATTAATCCAACTTGGATTAAATCTTCCATGAAATCCATATCATTCATGGTGCCTCTTTTCATTAAAATTTTATGTGCTATTTTTTGAACATATTTAATATTTTTGTTTGCAAAAAAATTAAATTCTCTTTGATCCGCTTTTAATCTGTCAATATACTCTGCATTTACTTTTGTTAAATTCATCTTTTTCCTCTTAATTATTATTTTTAAATTGGTTTAATAATTATTAAACCATATTAACTGACTTTTTTGAACACGTAAAAAAATCTTCTAAATTTCTAAAAACCAATTCTCCAAATTGGTGATTCCCTCAGCAGACATTCTAACATTGTCATTTATTAAATCCTCAATTTTTATTTTAAAAATCTCAATTTCAATTTCATTATCTATGAAATCAATAAATTTTTTCTTATCTTCATCTTTCTCAAAATCTAAATCTTTTTTTAATTCATCAACAGTTACCAATTGTTCGTTGATGATGTTGATGTTTTGCTTAAAAAGAAATGAATTTTTAATACTCATTTTTTCGCTAAAAAGTTCATTTAGATCATTTCTAGCTAATAGAATTTTTTTCAATGGTACCATTATTTTTGTCTTTTGCATTTTTTTTCCTTAATATAAATTAGTAATATCTTCAAGATGTTTTATATTTTTATCATATAATTCAACTGCTATTTTTTCAGATTGAGATTCTCTATCTAAATAAAATTTTTCGCTTTCATATCTAGTAAAGTAAACCTTTCCATTAAAATATTGAACACATTTAAATTCCATCACAAATCTAACGTCTGACACAACAAATTTTTTATGGCCTCTACTCATTAAAGTATATATTTTTTTATACCATCTATTTGTCCAATAATCTTCACCATGTAATTTTTTCATGGCTTCACCATAATTTTTAATTAAATCTCTGCCAGTGAAACTGTCATTTATTTGCATTTTTTTAAATTTTTCATACTCTTCATGATTAGATGGTTTCCATTTTAAAGAGTCATACAAATCACTCAATAAAGCGTCTGCAAAATTAACTTTTACATATTTTTCATTTTCTATAAGTTTATTTGCTTCATAATCTTTTCCACTACCTATGGGACCACAATATCCAATTACGTTAAATTTACTCAATTCTCTATCCTCATGATTTTTCGTTAAAATAAGATCTCAACATATTATATACGATGAGATCTTTAAATGTTTAATTTGCTTTTAATTATTCTACGGGTGTTTCTTCTGTGGTTTCAGAAGGTTGTTCTGTTGGTGTTGAAACTGCAATTGCTGTGGTTTGAGAGCCTTTGTCTCTTAAAGGTCCACCTTCTACCCATGAATTACATGTTCTTTTTGCATGACATTTAAAATCAAGAAATTCGCAATAGCCTCTATTTTCTTTGTCGGCGTCCCAAATATCATTTTCGTCAATTTTTTTATCTATGCCATTATCAAGATTTTTAATCATTTCGCTTTTAATATTGAAAGCTGCACAAATACCACATAAATTTTGTTTTGCTAAATCTGCGGTTTGAACCATAAATTTTGTTTTCTTTTCTTCCCAAAAATCATCATTAGTTTCATCTATTTTTTCTGGACCATAAGAGAATTCATCAATAGCTTTTTGTCTATTTTCGATATTTACACTTTGATCTTTTGCGGCTATTGGTCCATTGCCTGTTGCTTCTTCATCTTCTTCATCTTTTTCATAATCAGAATCCTCATTTGAATCAGAGTCATCGTTTTCTTCTGTTTCAGAGGAAGTATTTTGTGAGTCTGAATCATTGTCTAAATATTCATCTTCTGTTGAAGATGAATCTGTGCTTGTATCAGTTTCTTCTTCATTAATTAACGATTTGTATTTTTTCATATAACCAGAAAATGAAGATTCATATACTTCACGTTTTATTTTTTCTGTTTTTTTGTTTAACTCTTGTTTTTCTTTATCAAGAGCTTTTTTTAAATAATCTGAAAAACCACTCATCTTTTACACCTTCTCTATTTTTATGTTAATTTTTTTTAAAATTGATTCAGACATGGTATCCATTAGTTTTTCATTTTTCATAAAATGATTTAACATTTTATCAACTACCTTATCAGCAATGATATCAATGCTTTGACTAATTTTATTTTCAATTTCTTTAACAGAAAACATTTCTTCTATTATTTCTTCTTGCTTAATATTTTCATTTATAATAGTTTCTTTTAATTCTTTATTTAAAACTTCTTTTTCTATTTTTTTTATTTTTAAATTTTCTTCTGATATTAATTTCATTTTTTTACACCTAATTGTTTTAATATTTCAACTATATGTTCTTTATCAACATCCATGTCGAATTTCTTTTTAATTTTATCAGCTAAATATTTAGCACCTTGTTTCATTTTTTTAGCTTTTAAATATTCTTCTTCTAAAGCAAAACCTTTTGTTTTTAATATATCATATAAATTTTCTATTTTTGGCAATCCATGACGACTTATATTTTGCAATTCTTTTTCTGAAATATTAACACCTCTATTATTCATTTCTTTTGTTAATTGATTCATTTGACCTTTTTTGTGTGCACTTACTATGTCATTCATCATTTTAAAATCTTTTTGTATTTGCAAATCAGCAATTAAATCTTTTCCATCTTTACCAGTTTCTGCTTTTGTTACTTTTATATCATCATTTTCTGGAAAATCTGGATTAAAACGATAAATTTGTTTTGGATTTTCTTTTTGGGTTTTATCTATTTCTGTATTTTTTGCCCAAAATGGGACTGTGGTAATTCCAGCAGATTCTATTTTATCTTTTACTTTTTTATAAGCATGATGAAATTTAGTTCTGATAGCGAATTTAATTAAAACAGTCGGTATTTTGATAGAAGGAAAAGAAATGATAGTTTTATTTTTTTCATAATTTTCACTTATGCTTATTAAAATTGAAATTATCATTGGCATAGTAAAGTACATTTTTGTCGTATGGACAGTTACAAATACATCATTGACAGCAGTGTGCCAATCTTTATTGATACCTAATGGTGCTACTTGTCCAAGACTAGTAGTTCTAAAATTCGGATCTTTTGTTTTTGGAATTTTAGTTAATAATATTAAAAGTTTTGAAACAAAGCCTTTTTCGCCTTTAGGAATATTTCTTTTTTTAGCATATACTTTTAATTCTTTTACCAACAAATCAATTTTATCTATATATTTTTTTTCGTTAAAAAGAGTTTTAAAGCCATTAAGAGTATCACTACTATTCATGCTATCAAAAAGAGAATTAGCTTTGATCAATAAAAGTTGACTTTTAGCTAACATTTCAGGATTTTTATTATCCTTCTGCCAATATTTAACTGCGTCTTCAATAGAACCAATAACTATGTCTTTATCAAAACTTAAATTATGAGCAATCATATAAACTTTATCAAATTTACTTTCTTGTCTTTCTATATAATTAAAGAATGCAGTTACCATTGCTATTTCACTGTTGTGCATTCTAACTTCATACTCTTTGTTTGTCCAAAAATCAAAAAACTGTTTTTTGTCAGCTTTTGTCATTTCTCTTAAACCTTTTATTTTTAACATTTTAATAAGATCATAAGCATAAGGCTTATATATATCAGGCACTTCATTTTTAAAGATTTCAACATTAGGATTAAATTTTTCTTTTTCTGCAGCTTTTGCATACGCCAATTGAAGCTTTTCCATATCTTTATCAAAATCACTTGATTTTATTTTTTCTTTTAGTTTTTGCGTAAGTTTTAAAATAGAATTTGAAGCATTTAAATTAGCATCATCGACTTTAGAATGAAAAAAATCAACTCTATCGCCATCTTTACTTTCATTCATTGAATAGTCATATGTAATAGCTGCCATTTCATAAATTTGATTTCTAATATTTTTTTCACTACTTTTTTTAATCAATCCAGTGGTCTCAGTATCAAAAACAATAATACCTATTTTTTTATCTTCCGCTTTTAATAAATTATTCAAAGTATTATAATTAATAATTGGTTTTCCAGTTTTAATATAATCAACCACAGAATCAATCGTAATAAACTTTTGCAATTGTCTGCTTAGTTTCATAAAGCCTTTAGATAAATCATCTCTCTCAATAGCTTTTATTTTATCAACACTCTCAACAATATTAAAGTATATTGTGTTTAGTTTAGAAACTCTTTTGTTTTGTCTACTATTTGCCATCTTTAGATATTTATTCATTGATCCACCAAAAACATATTATTTTTAATATATTTTTGTCAAGTTATATTTTTCTCTAAAATTTTTCTATATTGAACAATATCTCCGCCAAGATTACCAGAAAATGGAAATAAATACCTTCTTTTCTCTTTCACAGACATTTCATATTGATAACTTTCTTTTGGCAACTCCAATACCATAATTGAATGAAGTTTATTCAATATTTGTCTCTCATAATGTTTTCTGCTAAAAATAATATGTTCACTTGGCGAAAAATGTTTTGAACTAATTAATCTATCATAAAGATTGATATCTTCCTCCAATGTGGATTTATTATCTGTCACATTACTGTCATAAGAAGTACGAGCACATCGGGCTATACTTACTTTTAATAAATCTTCCATTTTATAATTGACAAAATCAATATCATCAACATATGGAAAGTGAACTTCGCGTCTATCTGGCTGACTCTGTTCTATTTTATTTCTGATCACTGTAAACAGATCTCTTATTTCTTCTTGCGCATCCCGATGACATCTTAATAAAAACACATCCTCTATATCATGAAATGAAAAAGTCATTAGATCTCTTACATAAGAGAAGGGTTCCAATATTCTGTTAACCTGTTCTTTGGCCAATGTCATTTCAGACCATTTACTAGCACACGAAGAGACATGTTTTATAAGTTGAAAATAATCATTAAAAATAACTTCTTTATCTTCATTACTTTCAAGATAACTGGAAGGACTCATGCCTTTTTCGTTTTTTCTGAGATTATTTGGAATAAATGTTACATAATCTTGAATGTATCTTTTTGTCGGAATTGCTCGACTACTGGCTACACTATGAGATATATTTCTGTGTCTCAAAACTTCGCCATGAATGATACGTGGATAAAAAGTTTCCACAGTAATGTATCTATCGCCAGCGATCAATGAATCTTTAATTATTTTAACATTTATGCCATTAGTCAT